TTATCGGTGACTTAGTTGAAACCGAAACTGGTCAGAACGGTATATATAAGAAATTAAGTGGCGTTCTTAAAGATGGCGTTACATGGATGGCTACAAAGCCTCCTTCTGTATTGGCATATAATCCATACTACAATGTAAAGTATAACCATAAGTTACAAAGTATGGCAGCACTTGCTAATGAGCAGGGCATTATTCCAGACCTAGCAATGCGTAATAACTTTGAGTCTGTTGCACATAAGTATGCAATGGACCAGTTAAAGTCTAAAATGAATGCTTTTGGAAGAGATGCTAACTATAGTTCTGCATTTAATAATCTTCTTGCGTTCTTTCCTGCTCTTGTTGAGCAGTTTAGAGCGTATGGAAAGATTACCGCAGAACATCCAGAATTCCCATTGCGCATTCTATCAATGTCGCCAACATCTGTTGCTAATGCTCCAGGATACTTTGGTGAAATTCAGACAGACTCAAATGGTAATCGTTATATAGAACTTCAAGCACCAACACTTGGTGTGAAGATTCGCGTATCTCCAGAATGGTTTAATCCAATTAACCCAACTGGTGGTCATATTCTTTCTGCATCACCACTAAGTGGTGCAGCAATTAATGAAATGGCAAAGCGTGGATGGGTAAATGATACCCTGACGAATATAATTCTTCCATTTGGTGCATCTGATAATTCATATGGTTACCTATTTCCAACTGTAGCACGTCGTTTTGCACAGTCATATCAGGCTTGGATAACCAATAATGGTGCTCAGTTCAACAAGGATGTCAACATGTTCCTTGATATGAACATTGCTGAGTATCAACGCAAGAATGGGAAAGAACCATCTGACCTAACAGCATTATATAATGATGCCACTAAGAGGGCAACACAGTTGTCTTTTGTCCGTTTCGGTGGGTCAATCATTCTGCCACAGCAACCACAATATGTAAGTCCATTACAGAAGTACTCTGATGAACTCAATAAAATGACTCAACAGTATGGACTTCAAGGTGGCGAAATGTTTGCCCAGAAGTATCCAGAATACTTTATTCTTGCTGACAAGTTATCAAGTAACACATCTGGTATTAACCAGGATGCTACTTCCGTGGGACTTGCTCGTAAGTATGGTAATGAAGTGGTTACACAGATTCTTGCACAGAATAAGAACTTTAATCTAAAGAACCTTGGAGCAATCTTCAATGATTCAGATTATAAGTTCTCAGCATCTGCTAGAGCATGGCTATCAAGCAATACTATCCCAACAACTCGTCAAAAGTTCTTGGAACAAGGAGATGCTTTAGATACTGCAACTACATCTATTGTAAATAATGGATGGAGTAAATGGCGCAGATTAAATACTATCGTCTCTGATGCTCTTGCAAATAATAATCCTCCATTATCGTCTGGAAAGGGATATGGTAAGGCTATTGCAGATGACTGGAAGAATCGTTTCCTAGAACAAATGAAGACTGAAAATCCTCTCTGGTACAAAGAGAAGATGGCAGCAAATCAGTCAAGCAATGAAGGTAACCTTGTTGATGCAATTACGATTGCAGTTAATAATAACAACATGTGGAAAGACCTGTCAAAGCAGACTCGCTGGCATGCAATTGTTGATTATATGAACTTCCGTTATGAGATTCATGATGAATTGAAACGAATGGGAACAACAATTGATTCAAATAAGGCTGCTCTAGTACGAGAAAAAGTCGGAGTATTCGTAGATAATCTCAAGAAGACTGATATTCACTTCGCAGAGTTTTACGATAGATATTTCGATAATGACCAATTTAAGTACGTATACGAAACTAAGTAGGAGTAATTGTGGCAACGCTAAAGAAAGATGAACGCATAGGTAGGACTCCAGTAAATGCTGGTCCAACACCTACACCGTCAGCAAAGCCTTCGGCGTTGCCCTCAATTATGCCATCTGCAAAACCATCTGTAACACCAATCCCACAGACAACATCTGGAACCAATAGTAATATTAATAGCACAATCGAGAGTAAACTTGGTTCATTTAATATTAAGACAGTTAAAACATCCAATGTTGATGGAAGTCTAAATCTTGAATCACTGGGTCCAACCCAGATTACTCAACTTGGTAAGTTACTTAAAAAGATGGGTTATTCTGGTATTACATCTCAAGGGGCATCTGTAAAGGCTAAGATTCTTACAGACCCAGTACTTAGCCAATTTGCTGCTAAGTCTAGCGATTTTACTTCATTCTACAACAATCTTATCTCAGATTATCTTCCAGGACTTGATACTCAAACTGCTGCTGCTAACTATCCTAGTCGTAACGTATACAAGTATCAACCGCAAGATATCTACGATATTGTAAATAACGTATATAAAGACATTCTTGGAAGAGATGCGACAGACCAAGAAAAGCAAAAGCAATATGCTTCGCTTAAGCCAATGATTGACGCTGGAACATTATCCACAACATCAAAGGTTAAAAATCCTAAGACAGGCAAAATTGAAGTTGTCACAACTCAGACTCCTGGATTCTCGCAGAAGGCTGCAGAAGCACAAATTACAAAGACTGCGAAGACAGAAAATGCTGGACAGTTTGACCGAAAGAAGGCGTTGGATTTCTCTTCTGCTCTTAACAACGTATTGTCAGGTGGTATGTAATGGCACTTACAGCAACATCTGCTGAACTGCAACAGCAAATTGATTGGGTACTAACCCTAGCAAATACAGACCCTAAACTTATGGAGGCATATACTGCCTACCAGAATGGTGATGAGGCTGGATTTAAGGCTGCTGTTCTTGCTTCTGATTTCTATAAAAATAATAATGCTACCGCTCGTCAGCGCAAGCAGGCGCAGGCTCAACAGCCAGGCGTATCTACTCAAGACTTAAATAATTATATTCTTGGTACAAAGAAACGTCTTATTCAATCAGGTATCTCATGGACACCAGATGTTGAAAAGATTGTAACCGATGGTTACTGGATGGGAATGACAGATAACCAACTTGATGCATCAATTGCGTCATCTGGTAAACTCAAAGTCAGTGGCGGTGGAACACCTGGTGATTATGTCAACCAGGCGAAACAACTTGCTAATAGTTATGGAGTTGCCGATTTGCTTGGCAATGAATACTGGTCATCAAAAGAACAGTTATTATTCTCTGGAAATACAACATCTGCAGATATTGAAAATGAAATTAAAGGACTTGCTGCAAGCACATTTCCAGCATATGCTGACCTTATCAATAAGGGTGTGCCATTGGCATCTGCAGCGTCTAACGTTATTCAGACAGTTGCTAAGTATCTAGAACTTGACCCTAACTCATTAACATTCGGTGACTCACGCGTACGCAAGATTATGCAATTCACAGATGCTTCTGGCAAGCCAGCAATCATGCCACAATGGATGGTTGAAAAGACTGTTAAATCTGACCCATCTTGGGCATACACGAATAACGCTCGTGACACATTTGATTCTTTAACTCTTAAAGTCGCTAAGGATTGGGGGCTAGCATAATGCCAGGTCGTAATGAAATCAATCCATTAGGCGGAGCCTATGACACTACTGGATTAACACCAGAGCAAGGCACTATTGCTCTTCAAAAATTACAAAGTGGACAGCCATTAACTGCTGCCGAAAAGGCGTATCTTAATATTACTGGAACATCGGCTACCCCGACTCCTACACCTACACCAACCCCTACACCAACTCCGACTCCAACACCAAAGACAGAAAAGACGTTAGTAAATTCATATCCAAACGGAGATGGAACAGTAACTCTTGTATGGAGTGATGGAACGGTAACTACTGGCGGAACTAAAACAGTCACAACACAAACTCCTCCTGCAACAGGAGTTCCTCCTACAGCGGATACAACTGCTCGCCAGAATATGATTCTAGCAATGAAAGACCGTTTTGTAAAATACGGTTTAACTGGATTAGCGTCTAAAATTGAACAGTTGGCTGTTGATGGTGCTACAGAAGCAACAATTACTTTGCAGTTACAGGAAACGCCAGAGTATCAAATGCGTTTTAGCGCAAATGCTGCACGTGTGAAAAATAATTTAACGGTTCTTAGTCCTGCTGATTACCTAAATCTAGAAGATGGTTATCGACAGGTTCTTCGCGCATATGGATTAACACAGTTCGATAATGATGCATATGTAAATCAGTTTATCGCCAACGATATGTCTGCTACAGAACTTTCTAATAGAGTTGTAACTGCTGTTCAACGCGTTCAAAATGCAGACCCAGCAGTAACAAAAACTCTTAAAGATTTCTATGGAATCGGTTCTACCGATTTGGTTGCATACATGCTTGACCCACAACAGAATTTCCAAAAGATTCAACGTCAAGTTAGTGCAGCAGAAATTGGCGCAGCAGCGCGTATGCAAGGTCTTGAGGCTGGTGCATCTGTATCAGAGCAACTTGCATCACAAGGTATTACTCAGGCGCAAGCCCAAAAGGGTTATGCAACCATTGCTGACATTATGCCGACTGCTGAAAAACTTAGCCAAATCTATAGTTCAGAACAACCATATACGCAGTCTACAGCAGAGCAAGACGTTTTCAATAGTCTAGCATCAGCACAGCGCAAGCGTCAGAAACTGGGAGCATTAGAAGTCGCTTCATTCTCTGGCTCATCAGGCGCAGCAAAGGGTGCGTTCTCAACAGGTTACTTAAGTAAGCAATCTAGCGCAGGACAATTCTAAATTCCCGACATGGACCAATCGGCCCCATGCGGTGTACAAGTCCGATAGCAAGAGCCAGCCAAAACTCCCCATTTTGAACTGTGGCTTGCGAAACTACAACGAATAGATAGAAGGGTGGACAGTTGCTATGAGCAACAACAACTACTGGGAAGACGAAGACGACGATTTCGAATTCGAAAATCAACCACAGATTAGCAAAGAGGAAGCACGATTCCGTGACTTGCGCAAGGCTAAGAAGTCGGATGAGAAGCGAATTAAGGAATTGACCGAGAAACTCGAGTCCTTGACGAAGGCACAAAGTGAACGGACCGTCAAAGAAGTCCTGGAAAAAAAGGGTGTAAATCCTAAAGCAGCACGATTAATTCTAAAAGACCTAGATGGCGATTTGTCAGAAGAGTCAGTTTCTAACTGGCTAGATGATAATGCCGAACTCTTTGGACTTACTGTTGCCGAGGATGCATCGAAAACTAATGCTGCTGTTAACGCTATGCGTCAGCAAGACAGCGTTACGCAGGGTGCAATAACACCCGACAGAGGACAAGATTTGGAAATGAAGATTGATGCAGCAACGTCTGCAGAAGAACTTCGCGCCATTCTTTACTCTTCATAATCATAGTATCTAGTCACTTGGAGGTGACAACTTGGCTACACAATTTACATCAATGGACGTAGCGTCCCTCGGTGGAACATCAGGTGGCGCAGGTCTAGTACAGAAAGCGTACGACAAATTCATTGAATTTCAACTACGCGACGAACCTCTTCTTCGTTCGGTAGCAGACAAGCGTCCAGTTTCACCAACAACAAACGGTAACGTGGTCGTACTACAGAAGTATGCAGACCTTGCTCTTGCAACAACTGCTCTTTCTGAAACAGTAGACCTCGATGGCGTAACTGTCGGTACACCAACTTCTGTAACAATCACAATGCAGGAATTCGGTAACGCGACAACCAATACACGTGCTCTTAAGTTATTCTCTCTAACAGAGATTGACCCAGACATCGTTACACTTATGGCTCGTAACCAGGCAGACTCGATTGATGCACTTGCGATGACAACTCTTCGTGGTGGAACAAACGTAATCTACTCAGGTGCGACAGCAACATCAACAGCAACTGTTACAGCAGCAGCAACTCTATCTACCGCTAATATCGGTAAGGCAGTTGCTAAACTCCGCGGTAACAAGGCATCAGGAAAGCGTGGTATGGACTACTGGGCTGGTATCCACCCAGACGTTGCTCACGACCTTATGCTTGAAGCATCATCTGCAGGTTGGGTAGTTCCAAATGCATACGGTGTTGACCAGTCTCGTATCTGGGCTGGAGAAATCGGTCGCTATAAGGGTGCATTCTTCGTAGAATCACCACGCTTGTACGTAGCAACAGACGGTGCGGCATCTGCAAAGGTATACCGTACAATCATTGCTGGTCAGCAAGCGATTGCAGAAGCAGTAGCAATTGAACCACAAACAGTCATCGGACCACAAACCGATAAACTTCGTCGTTTCTTCCCAATCGGTTGGTACGGCGTTCTTGGTTTCGGTCGCTATCGTGAAGAAGCACTATATCGTATTGAATCAGGTTCTTCAATCGCTGTTTAATTTTAGTTGATTGATTCTAGGGTATTGCAGTGTTTAGGCATTGTAATACCTTAGGATAAGTTCACTAAGGAGTGATAATGCCAAATTATATATTTTCCACACCTTATGTGGAAGAAGGTCCAACGGGTGAGCATCGTCTATTTTACTTTTATAAGTTGAGACGAGGATTATCTGTGGTAAAGTCTGGTGGCTCATATTACACAACCCGTTATCCAACTGAGGATGTAATTAATGCAGCACAAGAGTTCTACTCAGGTGGACATAAGTATGAAGTTACGGCTGCAGTTAAAGCAGCCTTAATTGCAGGGGGAATCGGTGTCACGGAAGCAAACTTCACAGCAATCTAATTGTGACCATATCAGTAGAGTAAAAGAATGGGGATTTGATGATAACCATGATTTTAGGGCTACTTTATGGGATTGTCTTCTTTGCGGTCTTGAATCGGGTAAACCGTTCATAACGTTAGATGAGCAAGTAATAGACCATAGCAAGTGCGATTACGACCCTTGCTTTGGATGCAAGGCTAAAGGTTTGCAACTTAATACTGGAGATGCTGGTAGACCAATTGCTGACAAGCAATGGAAAGCGAATCTCAAAGAATATAGCGACGCTAGAAAGCAAGGCGTACAGCCACAGAGTACAAATGTTCACGCTGTTAGAGCAGCCATGGAAGCGAGTACTAAACTGGGTAAGGCTTACGATGCAAATAGCATGGTAAGAGCAGATAAAGTTACAAAACGCATGGCAAGTACAATGAAACAAATAGGAGATATCTAATGGCTAAAGTTAAGACTTACAGTTCAATGGCAGCAATGAAAAAGCATGAAAAGGGCGAGCCAATGAAGATGAAGAACATGGAAAAGAAGATGGGCGTTAAAGACGTTGTAAAGTCTTCTAAGAA